TTGGATTTGGTTTACTCCATATAATATCTTGACGTAAATACCAGCCATCTTTTCTTAGTGCAAATGCCAGAAGCCAAGGAATACCGATTAAATCTTTCTCTTTATATCCTTGTAATTTGTTACCTCTACGATTACATTTACTAGGCAAATCTTGATTGGTTTTAGATACACTTTGTTTAACTAATCCTTGACCTTTTCCTGGCCGATAGTTATAATAACTATCTCCTATGTTTAACCATAGTGTTCCATCTTCTGTTAAATTGTTTTTAACTTCTCTGAATACTTTGACTAATTCATTAACATAATCTTCTGGTGTTTGTTCAATACCGATTTGATTATCTTTATCCCCATAGTTTCTTAATCCATAGTATGGTGGAGAAGTTATACACATTCTTGCGAGGTCATCAAACTCTTTTAACCTCTCTCTGCAATCTCCAAATAAAACTAAATCTCTTGTCATTTGTTCACCACACTAATAGCAGGCTGACCCTGATTGAATACAGTATCAACAACTGCATTGACTTTTCTTGATGTTGTAATACCTACCTTATCATAACAAGGAACTACAACTAATCCATAGGTCTTAGTCTCATCACCTTTGCGTATCACTCTACCAATAGTTTGAGATATACCCACATAATCCATTGACCTAAGAAACAATGCAGCTTCTAATCCTGATACATTAATACCTTCAGATAATATGCTATGATGTAATACTACAAATCTTTCACTACCTTTACCCCACGCATTAAGTGTATTGAAAAATGTTTCACGATCTACTTTCTTACCATTGATAACTGCACCAGTTTTTGCTGTGATGTATAACCAATTATATTCACGTTGTGTCAATCCATAAGCAAAATCAGATAGAGAAATTAGATTCACTATTTGTTTAGTTGATCTTGCACAAATTAATACTTTATCAACATCAATATCATCAATAGTATCTAAGATATGATCGCAATCTTTCTCATAACTGAACCTACTATCGTCAGCAACATCAATATCTTTGATGATAACTTTAGGTGGTAATATGTGACCCTCATTAACTAACTGTGGGGCTGGAACATTAATCAATACTTCTCCAAATATATCCCAATCATTCATACCAACTTTCATAGGTGTGTTAGAATGTTTTGGTGTTGCTGTGAAGAAGTAACATCTATCTGCATATATTGAGAAATACTCAACTGCTTCAATAAAATTACTTTGAATACTGTTGTGTGCTTCATCAAAATATATTGTATCTACATGAATACAACTCTCTTGTATTCTGTGTAATGAATGATAGGTTGTAAATATAATCTTGTCTCCTCTGGTGTATCTATCCCACATACACACATCACTTGCTTTTGTAGATGAGAAATGTGTGGTCTCTCCTGAGTGAACGTGCATAACAGATACATTATCAAGTATCTCTAAGAACTCACTTGATAACTGCTCTGCTAATAGTATGCGAGGTGCAACTACAACAACTGTTCCTGATACTTTCTTCGCATCTTCAATCATGCACATAGTCTTACCACCACCTGTGGGAACTATGACCTGACCTTTTCTATTCTTGCTGAGAATATCAATAACTGTGTTCTGATGATTACGAAGTTGAAACATTAATTCACTATAATAATAATATTATACCATAAAAGGTATTAAACCGCCATACAGACGATTACAATAGGGTTACACTTTAAAGGCTACTACTTCCTCATTGCTATGCTCATTCCAGGCTCGTATGCTGATCTTGGTCTCTCTCTACCCTTCTGCATATCTTTTACTAATCTCTGACCTGCTCTCTTAATTTTTCTTCTCTCATCACGAGTTAATCCACTTGCTTTTTGTGGTTTATAATCAGGGGAAACTTTTGGTTTTGTTTTCTTTGCTAATAACTGTGATGCTGTTGGTGTTTTAGCACCTCCTTTTCTTGCTCTCCTCTCCATAGCAGCCTTTCTCTGCTGTTCTCTAGGGGATAGACCAGCTGTTCCTCTCTCCTTAGTTGGTTGCTGAACTCTAGTCTCTGCTTTTCTCTGCTGACCTATATCTTTTCTTGCTTTATACTCTTTAGCTGGAACCATCTTACCACCGCCAGCTGCTTTCATTCTTCTCCTTTCGGGTGCAGTTTTCTTTCTCTCTGCACCCACCTTTACACCAGTTCCTATCTTTTTGACAGTCTGGCCCATCTCTTTATCGTATGTCTGCTCACATAATGTGATAAACTCTCTAAATGTTCTCATCTTTACGATTACTGCTTATATTGTATTTAGGAGATTATGCTTTGTAAACAAGATTGTTCTCATAAAATGATTTTACTTGCTCTTGACGTTGCTTGGTCAACCTATCATATCTGATCTGTTGCTCTGCACTAAAAACAAAATTCTGTTTTCTCCAAAAAGTTCTAAGTTCTTGAAGTTCTGGTAATGGTCTTTCCATAATATTCTGTGTATTACATAAGGATAACATTTTAGAGGCTACATTTTCTTATATGCACCATAACTTAATTCATCAGGGTTAGTATCATCTTGTTTACTAACTCTTCTCCTGATAAATGTTAACTCATGCCAATTTGATTCATAGCAACATAAACAAACATGAATACGTTTATGCAAAAATGTTGATAGATCACACTGTGGTCTTGGTTTAGTTGCTATTTCAATCGTTATATAATTAGATGTTGCCACCCACTTATTTTTGACTCTCTTATCATTATTATCGGGTGTTCCCTTAAAATATACCCACCCCTCATGCACTTGACCTAGTTCAGTTACCCACCGAACATAATCATTTACTTGAGGCTCATACATTATGCTTCGGGTGTTGTATATGGTTGACCAACATCAGGAACTGCTCTCATTCTGTTAGCATTTACACCAGATGCCATAAACTCATTTAACATGACATCACATCTTTCTTTTGTGAGTTTAACTGCTTTATCATCTAAGAGTGTCCACCCCTCAGTTGTCAGTTCCTCAATTCTCCAAAGTCTTTCCATAACTTTTTGTGTATTTAATATATGTATTATAATTTATCAGGTGTTAAAAGTCAACAACAAATTCCTTGATATAATAATCAACAGTAATCTCTAATTTGGCTGCTTCCTTTTCACATTTTTCAATAAAATCTTCAATCATGTGATCTGTTTTGTTCTTGAAGAGTTCTTCGTCTCTCATGTAGTTTTCTCCTGTGTAGTGTGACATTCAACTTGACAACTCATTTCCTGTGATGAGAGTTGTTCCCATAGTTCAGCACCTTCTTTGATACTGTAAACTATCTTTTCGCCAACCATAGTATGTTGGGCTTGTATGTGGTTATTATTCCACCATTTAAATCTAAACATAGTTATTAGGTGGGCGAGAACAAAACTAGGTCTTACGATCTCGTGATCAACTGAGATTTCGGCCTGTTTGTTCTCGCACTAGGGTTACACTTTAGAGGCTACAATTAACCACCATCAATATCGCAACCGATAGCACTACCAGTTACAACTCCTAATGGTATTGCCCACCATCTACCCTCGTCTCTTGATAATGCTGCTCCAGCCGCACCACCTAAGATACCACCTGCAATCTTACCATCTGTGCAATCGTTACCATCATCATCACGTTGTTGTATCGTTGTTGTCTTTCTTCTCTCACAAGGAATTTGCACATCTTCTTCCCATGACGTTACATAGCCAGGATTCTCTCTTGTGCCAGATACATATTTCTCTCTATATACACTTCTCCAACAAGTTTGACTTGTTGTTTCCCACTCAATAACATCATCAGCCAACACTGGTGTTACTGAACTCAAAGCGATAACAGAAGCAAGTAAGATTTTCATTTTTTTGTTTGACTATGGCTATTTTATCTTAGTCTGCACTCTTAGTCAACTGTTTTTCACGATTCTTAATCATTTTTGCATATTTCACTTCTGCCTCTGAATAATACTCTGGGCAACACTTAGCACGTTTTATTAATTTTTTTGCAGCTTTCCTATTGTTCATATAGGTATTTATACTATTCACGTTCTCTCATTTCGTGACCATATTCTATATGGATTTCTTTCCATGTGCTATATTGATCTTCTACGTCTCTATATGTCACTACTGTTCCAAGTTCCCTTGCAATTCTCTCTAATTTATGTCTAAGTAAATCGTGCATCATGAGGCTAAAGTTAATGTGATTTTACTAAGTGCTATCGTCATTAAGAACCCTAGCATAATTACAACATCAAACTGTTTATGTTTGATGTAGAATGGCATACAAATCATATCAGCAATAAAGTGCATGATCGCACCATAGAATACTGATACATGAAGAACAACAAAATAGGCCGCTATAATCATAGTTGACCCTGCTATTCTCCCTGTAACCAATAAGTTCATTATCCATAGGTTATAATATTATGATGTTTCCGACTTGGTGGATAAACAATTTCTTTCACGATAACTGCTTTGTATATCCTCAGTAGTAATTCAGAACTCATAACTTTTCATTCCATTATAAAACCCCCGACCTATAAAGTCAAGGGGCTTCTTGTGTATATTAAGTTTTACAGTAGAACCTCCCTACAAATTCGTTTGCATACTGCTTGTTGGTCATCACATTCGATCAGACACTCATAGTATTCGGTTAATCGTGCGTCATGTTCATCTTCGTATGAACCAGATAGTTGGTTAAATGATACTAAGTTGTGCATACAATCTCCAATAAGTTTAATAGAATAACAAAGAAGTTTTAGTGCATCTTGTTTTTCCTAATTCTATTACTATTTAGTCAGGAGATCAACATAAATGGCATTTTTGTAATAAAAATTTATGCCTACGCATAATTACTCACCAAA